TTTTACGTCATTGATAATTCCTTTCTTCACTAGCGGGAACAGCAATGCATAGTTTTCTATTGAAATAAATTTACTAAATTCTTTCAGGTTTAGTCTACTAATAACATCAAAGGTGGTGAGAGATCTCCCCATTGGTCCCCATTCTAGGATAAAGTTATCATTTAATTCAGTAATAATCTCTTTGATTACTCTGAATGTAGTCTTTAGCTTAGGAGGATTTACTGTTTGAGCAGATCCAAGTTCGACATTGCTCTTTCTGTAGCCTGTTTGATACACCTTTTCGTCACCAGTGATCTCAGCGATTCTAGTTTGAGTGGAATATTCACCTACTGCGTTAGGGTAATTCGTGCTAACCAAAACTTGAGGCACAAAGATGTTTAGATTACTCTGATTGAACTCAGGTGTGGTTGTAGGCGCGGTCCTTAGCGTCCTCGATACAGACCCCGAAGCATCATAAGTAAGAATAGATGATTTAGAATTAAAGATATTGTAATCAGGTCGGTTGGTTGGATACACAATAATGTACCAGGGGATCTGTCGAACAAGCAAGGGAGTAGTTTTCGTGGTCTTTGGCGCATCTAATAGAATGTCTGTTTGTTGTACATGGAGCTTCCCTGTAGTCTCTATGTAATCCAACATTCGGTCATCATCATCTATCGTATAAGCTCTAAAGTTTGCCTTGTATCTAATATATTCATTAACCGCTTCTAGTCCACTGGTAGAGCTAGTGTCCATCAATTCGTAAGTGATCTTGGTATCTTTCAGTACATAGGAACCTTGATCGGTGGGCTGAGTAACAGTCGAGCTAAGGACGGCACTCATGACGTAGAAGTTCTGCCTGGGAGCGGTCAATGAATAATCAAACTCAATACCGCTGGATGCATCTGCGCTAACAGATAAAGTTCTCGCAGAGTCCCCACCCAAAAGATTAATGGCTTTCATCTTAACCTTCTCTGGCATCAGGAATGCATGGTCAATCTCAGACTTACAGAAGAATCTCTTAAGAACTCCACCCACTTTTACTTCTACAAAATCTCCATCCTGAACCTTGATGTTACTTCGATCCACTAACGTGTTATCATCTTTAACATAGAACTTCTGGAGAGTACCGTTGCTCAATCGAATCTCAATGTGTTTATCTACATCCGTGGCAAATACCTTCCAATTAGGAAGGATTAGTCTACCTGTCCCTTCACTCTGAGCAGGATCTAAGGATTTGTAGTTACGTTCAATATAAGCTAACGCAGCGACCTCATTAATTCTTTCTGAATTGCTACGGATGATTTCAAAATCCTCCAGAGAATCACTGGCTTCAGCAAATTTACGCAACAACTCTACATTTATATTGCCTAGAGTTCCATCTAAAATTCTGCTACCGATCATGGCAAAGCGTTGAGATGTGTTTATTGGAGTACCGTCATAGTTTTTTATTCTCGAAAGATACCGTCTAGCCTCAGGAGTAAGACTCCTTAAAATGGCTCTCTCAGTAACTCCTCTAGGTTTAGTGGCATCCCAATCCTTTACAAACTCGTTATTTTTTACAATGTAGGATACGTTCTCATCAATCCTAGGTCCGAACAGGTCGGAGCTACCTGTATCATTGGAGATCATTTTAGTCTTAGCGGGATCAACTTCATAGGCAATATCTGCATCCATTATTCCTGTAGGATTGTCAGATGTAATTCTTGCCTTGATCATGGGATCATTTAAATCAAGTCTATTCTCTGCCACAGCCTTAGATATAATGGTATCCCTAGATACTTCGGTTCTTTTTTTAGGTAGAAGTGCAGAGCCCACTCTCTTTATAATTTGAGGAATAGATAAGGTGCTCCCTGTCGATCCATCCCCAGCCCCCGCAGCCAAACCCTGAATCCAATTGATATTTATAGTTATAAAAAAGAATCCTTGTGCGCCTCCCCCTGCGATGTGAGGATTAATCCAATCACATTGGAAGGTAGCTTGAGTTGTAGGGTTACAAGAGACAATACCGTCGCAAATGTTTCCATTAAATTCAACTCCTGGTCCGAAATCAGCGGTAAAATTCCTCATACCTACAAGCCCAGTTCCGTTTTGAAAAATAATATTTTCAAAGACAGTATTCAAGACACCGCTCCATCTATTAAAATAAGTGGAAGTTACAGTTGGGGTATACCCCAGAGGGCGTGAATTAAAAATACCACCCACTGCCACTCCCGCTCCATTCAGATCCCATTTCAGTGGAGTAAATACAGAGAACAACTCCCCAGTAGGGTTCACAGATCCTGTATACAAAGGTATATCAATAAATAGTTCTTCTCCGTAATTCTCTCCAGACTCACCCCACCCTGGAACTATGTCTCCGTTTCCTAAGTTTATTACAGGATTTCCAAGGTCGGGACCCCCACCTTCGTTTTCGCAACACTCTATATTGCCTTGGTCCTCATAAGTCCCACCACAACCCCATGCTCCTTCTACATAATTGTCAAACGACGGATCAGGACATCCATCTATAAATTCACAACAATCAAAATTTAAGGGATCGTTTTCATCACAACCATCAGCAGTCTCATCAAAATTAGTTGCTTCAGGCACAGTACAACCTATTCTAAATTGGCTGCCTGGAGTAATAACTCCTCCACCAAAAGGTCCTGTTCCTTCTTGTGGGTCTCTAGGAGGCTCGTCAGGAAATGCTGACCCATCAACTGTCCCACCAGGAGGAATTCCCGTGCCATCCAAAGGACTGTCTACACTTCCTTCCGTGACATCCGTAAAATCGTCAAAATTAAACGGACCCCTACCAGGAAGGAATGCACCACACCCAAAGGTTACTTCGGGACCACGATTAATAGTTCCACCAGTTGGGTCTGGCATTTTAACTCGATCTCAAGGTGATTGTGGGGTCAGTGTCGTTTAAGTTTCCGTAATGGAAAGCCGCATCATTAATGGGAACACCTTTAAAGTTCCACATAACCGTGGGGTAAGTACACAGGCCCATTCTGGGGTTACCTAGGTAGCCTTGCCCTGCGGCGGTGCTGTATGGGTCTGTATTAGATGTTAGAACATCGGATACAGGGACCACGAAAGAACTGAATCTCCCACCGTCACGGGCTGCTACAGTAACGCTTGCTGTAGTTTTCTTCTTCTTGGTTGAACTAGTGACAACAGTAGTTTGGTAGGGAGCAGGGAAGGTAGGAGTAGTTGCTGATTCAAGACCAGTTGTTGGTGTTGCAGCAAAGGCCACATAAATAGTAAATTCATCCCAACCTTTTTGTACCCAATGCCCCGTGTAAGACGCAGGATTAATTCCTTCTGCTTGCGCTCCCCTAAAGGTCTGAGGAAGACAATTTAAAAAGTCCACATCCACAGAATAATCAGCCAACCAAGTGGGGCGCTGGAATTTAATTTTCTTAGAGATGTAGTGAAAACTCACTTTCCAGCCTTGATTATTGTAGGTTCCTTCAAAAGTAGACAAAGTTGCGGGATCATTTCCAGCCTCGTTAGTGCCATCAGTTAAAGTTAATTCCGAGTTACTCCCTGCCTGACTTCTATTACTGTTCCCAAAGAAAGTATTGATTCTGTCATTGGGATAGAGTCCTTTATTTTCAATGTCTTGTTGTATACACCACTGTGCTAAATCCCAATCAGGGTAGAAAGGAATTTGAACAGGAGCAGACTCACTAGCAAAAGCATAAGTGCTTCGAATATAAGATCTCAGTGCAGCAGGATCGCTTCCTAAAGTACCTTGATAGAAATTGTAGAGGGCTCCCTCTGGTCCAAAGTTGTAACCACCAAAGACATACCCTGTCGCTAGACTCATGGCATTATTTTGAGCCAGAGAACCTGTACCACTCTCTAAGTTTTGAAGTCTAGGGTTCACCTCTTCGTAGAGTCTCCTTACTTCATAGTCTAGCTGGCCCTTACCTACGGCAGGGTTAGCTAAAGACAACTGAGGAAAAGCTGCTGCAATTCCTGCTCTTTCGTTGTAGGCCAATTCCGCAGTTCTGAAGAAGGGGCGAATGTCCACAATATCATTGTCTGCAACAAGAGTAGATCCATTTTGAACCCACACATATGCAACAGGCATAATAGATTGTCCGACTAACTCGTATGCATTCTCTTCTAATTGCTCAGAGATGAGCGGTGCTAAGTTTAAGATATCATCGGGAGCGGGGAAGCTACCTCGAATGTCATACTCTATGTCATTCCCTGACGCAGCAGTGAAACCCATGTTGGAGTTGTTCTGATCTCCTGGAGAGGCCAGAATGCTTGGGGTATCTCCTGTAGTTTCAATATAATCCTTAGAGAAGTTACCTGTTTCTTGGAAATTAGCTTTAATCCCTGCTCCTCTGACGATACCTAACTGAGGCGTGGTAATTTTTTCTTTTCCTGAAGTCTTAAGAATATTTACTCCACTCATGTCCACAGGCTTGCTGTAGATGAAGATCATATCGACTCTACTTTGGACACCTGCTACTGGAGTTTGCGCTCCATCAGAATTAGTATAGGAAAAATCATCAGGATCAAAAGAAGGCACTTCTATAGTAAGCTCTGAAGGAATATCTACGATAGATAAACGGGAAACCCCTCTCCATCTTTTAATAAAGTAACTTTCTGTTCTAGGGAATTTAGCAAATCCGCTGTTGGGATTAGTGGTTTCAAAACTAGGTAGCAAGGTGGACCCTGCACTTGATCCCAAAGACTTGGCCCATAAAAGAGCCTGGGTTATAACCATTGGAGAGAAGTCTGAGCCTCCTCCTGTGATGTTTTTATCAGGTCCAGCGTAACCTAATTCGGTTGTGCCCTGCGTCACCTGTACACCTGTATTGTTGACAGGGGTATAGGGGTTGACTACAGGCCAAGTAAAGGCTCGTTCTGTAAGACCCGTCATACCTAGAGCGTCTTGAGAGAGAGTGCTTTTAAACTGATCTAATGCAGCCTGAAGAGTGGCGTTTTTTCCACCTTTAAAACTTCCAGGATTAGGGAGGGCAGACTGCCAAGCATCCACATCACCAACCGCTGTTCCCATTACCCTTGCTAAATAGGCCAAAGCGGTCTTTTCCGAAGCATCATTAATTCTAGCAGTATATCTTCCTGGAAGAACTCTTACTACTCTGTCTCCTCCTGTTGCGTAGGGTCTAAGCTCATCAATATCGACTCGCTTGATACTTGTAAGTTGTGTCTCAGTAGCAAGCCTTACCTGATCTTTCAACCAATTGCAGTTTTCCTGTAGCTGCTTCAAGGGAATGTTATCTACCTCAAAGTAGTAAGGGTCATTAGCTTTAAAGAACCTAATAGGGTCTGTAAATCGGTAAGAACTTTCTTGATAAATTGTTTCAGCCATTTAATTATCTCTCTTCAAGTCGAATACACCAGCGGATTTAAATCCTAAAGTTCCTGAAAGGTCTCCTGTGTATGCTTCAGATGCTCTACTGGTTTGGTTCCTAGAGCGGAACAATGTAACCTTTCTAGGTCTTCCTGAGTCTCCCAGACTTGCATTCTGCGCGTTAGCGAAAGTCTTTGCCGCCGACTCATCAAGCATACATTGTGTTGGGTTGCTTTCTACCATTTCCTGACAATAGTAGAATCCTGAAGTCCATAGTGCATCAGGACAACCATCATTATTAGTGTCATAACTAAATTTAAGTAGATCAGGAGCTAAAGAACTAGCATTAACCTCTCCTGCGGGTACAAGACCAGACAGAGGAGCCGAACAGTTATACCCTTGTGAGAATATTTGGTAAGCAGGTCCCACAACACCAGAGAAGGCTCCCGCTCCATTTGGATTTGCTCCTTCAAAGTAACCACTGCAATCACTCTGTAAGAATCTTGCAGACCCTTTAGGTGTCCAGTAAATTCTAAACACTCCTTGATTATTAGAAGTGTTGTCATCTGCCCCGTACTGGTATGTGGTTGATCCACTCACATTAATACCTGCTCCCACCAATGCAGACACCGTGGGAGTATTGAAGCCTTCTCCAAACATTAATCCTGTTGCCCCCGACACGGGGAAGAATTGGTTGAATGGTACGTTTACACTAGTTCCTGATGGCGGCAGCCAGACCGAACTTCCCGCTCCAAATGTATCTAAAACACTCAATGCGCCTGTATCAGGCGTGAGCGCAGGGGCTCCGTAAGCGGGTATATTACCAGCAGGAGCAGCCACCGTGCCGTTATAGGAAGAACAGTATATTGCGCTAGGTCCATGGAATTGAGTATCTGCGGGATACATTCCACTAACAGAACAATAAGACGCATTTAGTCTTGAAGTGTCAGCAATATTCCAAATCATTAACTTGTCACAATCAGTTCCACTAGTAGTGTAGTAAGTTCCATCCATAGGACTATTATTAGCTCCAAATGGAAAGTGAACATTAATTGAATTAACAACGCTATCTTCTGTGGCGCGAATACATGTACCACCTTGAGTTGCCCATTGTCTACTTCCCGCTCCTGTTCCATACTTACCATCGGCAAATCCTCCAGTAATAATGAACTGAAGAAGAGAACCAGAATCAGTAAAGATTGGGAAGTCGGGTATGGTTAAGTTTACTCCATTACTGTTTTCTAGATCTGCTAAGTGATAGGTAGTAATGGCACTAGAGTCTTGAGGATTGGGGAAGAACTGCAAGGACCCAGAAACCAAGAGAGAACTAATGTTATATCCATCAATTCCAATAGGATAGTCTAGTCCGTCATCAATAAGCTCCAGCCCTGCGGTTGTTCTTTCCCACTGTTGCCCGTAAGCACCTAAGTCAGCTAAATTAATATTAGAATTCTTATTTGCCACCAAGCAAGCTCGGGTAGAGTGAAGCTCAACTGCTGTATGATGAAGAGGATTATCCAAATCAAAGGCACTAGCTTCCACACCGTAAGCATCTCTAACTCTCGGGGGTTGAATGTTGAGCGTAGAGTTGTTTTCCACTAACCCATCAACGCCAAATTGGGCTACGACAGTAGGACCATGAAGGTTAATTTCTGATCCATTATCTCCATAAAGCCCTGCAACATATTTTTGATAAGTATATCCTGCGGGACCCCAAACAAAGTTGCATCCACTTCCTGTGCCAAACAAGGAGGCTACAGAGTTGTTGGAAGCTTTAATCGCCATGCCGTAAGTAGGAACTCCTGCAACCGTATCAGCGGGGACCCTACTCCTAATGTCTGCGTGGATAAGATTGAGAACAGAGTTATTATCCACAGAAATAGCAGGGAGGTTAGCTCTGTTTGTTCCTAAGTACTTTATAACTCCATGGCAACCACTAAATTGCATGTTGCCATATAAGTCTGGGATGTTATCTTTTCTAGCAAAGACAAAGGAGCTTTCATCTTCTAAGGCTAAATGTTGACCATTTCCTCTAAACTCCACCTGGTGTCGAGTATTCTGACCTGCATTGGTTGGAGAGTTTGGTGAATCAAAAACAAAGGTAGAATTCTTGCTTCTCAACGCCTGATTAGTATGGAAGCTTCCGCAAAGGTTTTCAAATTCTACCTGCGATCCTGTTGCCTCCACTCCCACATCGTTGCCATAAATATCCAGTAGTCCATTGAGACTAACCTGAGACTCATTTAATTGAAGACCAACATTTGTATTAACTTCACATGTAGTAATACCTCCTGAATCTTCGTCCGTTCTAAATAATTTAGCAAAACCTCCATGGAGTTTAGAGTTATCTAATTTAATTCCTATCGTATTTCTAGACGCAGCCACGATAACATCCTCTCCAGACGCTTGAAAATCTCCAGCGTAGGGATTAAATAGGTTGGATTGATTGGCGGTTCCTGACACTAAAGAACTGATAGAAACATCCGAATTTACGGCATGGAAGCCAATCCCTTTGTCTGCGGCTCTCGTAGTAGTTGTTTCTAATTCATAGTTTCGATAAGAGAATGCAGATCTAGACAGAACAACTTTAGAGTTATTAAACTTAAATCCTGCTTCCCTACATCTAGCGGCAGCACAGTTTTCTAAAAGCACATCGGAATTAGTAACTTCAATACCTACATCTCTGCCTCCCCCAACTACGGATTCTCCATTTACACAGAAGTTTCTGACAAATACAGGCCCATCACAATTTTTAATACTCAATTTGTCTAGCGTATTGAGGTATATTGATCCTCCTACACGCGCTGCTCCTGTAGCAATAGGAGGTCTTTTGATAAAGTCTCCAGTGGCTTGATTTGTAGCTGAGAAATCAACACCGTGTAAGGTATCGTCATAAGAGGTAGTATTAGTATTCTCATACGGATCTAATTTAAATTTATCTAAAACTCCTGTAAGGAAAGTATTATTTTGTCCTAAACAAACACTTAAAGGAGCTTGGTCTAATGTTAATCTAGGATAAAGGAAGGAGTTAACCGAGGATACTCTTAGGTCACCAGCGCCACTAAGAACTCTAGTTTCGACATTTAATCCTGAGGTACATCCGTTATTTGCTAGACCTGAAAAGAGAGTAGAACTTACATCCTTAGAAGTAATTTCTTGGACCAAGGGGGTCATTTTGTTGTAGGTAGGAGCAGCTACTACAGTGGTTATAGCCCCCGAAGCGGTATACACCTTGGTATAGGCTCTATTAATAATTTCAATAGAACCACCTTCTTCAATTCTAAAATTATGCAACTCTAGGGAACCTAGATCTCCAAAGTTACATACTTCAATAAGAACAGGAAATCTAACAACCTTCGGAACAGCAGCAATGCAAGAGCTAACTGTTGTAAATATGGTGTTATCCGCTGCTAGAGTAGCCGTAGGAGCCTCTGCGGAAACGGTAAGAGCCAGACCAGGAACCGCTGAAGTAGGAAAGCCAGCTTGCTCCCATAACTCATAATCCCTTTCTTCTAGGTCGTATAATGGGAGATTGTCCTGCTCCCAGTTGTAGAAGCTGCTGGTATCATACTTGGACACATAGGGAGTCCAAGAGTTTTGCAGCATAACTGTGCCGCTAGAGGTGTATATGTCTTGTCTTTTGAATACCATTAGAAATTAAGTGTCCATCTAAAAATTAAACTAAAATCATTAGTTTTTCTAATATTACTGAAAGTTCGATAAGCAACTAAGATTGATCTATTAGTTCCTGTATTGCCCGTAGGGTTCTTCATTAGTAACCCAATCTCATTAATATTCATATCGTTACTGTCCCGTGTTAGGCCATTGCAAGCTTCCTCATCCACAACCAACGTATAGCGAACAGAGGCATCATCTATTCTTGTAATCTTATTTGCAGGAATCAAAGCGAAGAATTGATTAGCAACGATGTTAACCCCACTTAACTGTGAAGCATCTTCAATAAAGAGATTACTTCCCGTGCCATACTCGCTAACGGAATTTAATGCTCCTGAGAGCCCTTGGATTGCACTAGTAACGCCTCCAGCGGGAGGTCCTGATACTCCGATCTGGAACCTATCAATCTGGTAGTCTAAAACACTGGTCGATCCAGACCCATTAAACATGTAGGATAATCCCACTCCCATACCAGAAACAATAATGTTGTGGTCATCAAATACAACTTCTTCCTCACCATTGGGAAATTGTTTGATAATGGTAAGGTGTCCTGTAATTCCGATATCGTCTGTAAAATTTTTCATGTAAAGTGTATTCTCCACTTAATTGTTAGGTCAGAGTAATTCATAGCACCTGCTGCGGTCCCATTATCTTCAATAAAACCTAAGTTTTTTGTAAGGTGTTTCGTAGCAAATAGTTTATATTTCCTAGGATTATCTAGGGGTCCAAACGAATATGGTGGACTATTTCCTGCAAGACGAGAGGCTTCCGTGTCAATAGTCCACAGACCCATATTATATATACCACCGTAAAGGTTAGAATAACCCACATCTCCTGACCCTAACAGCATAGAATATTCTACAATTCCAGAATTAGTACTATCGGCTCCCCCTGAGACACATAAGCCACTAGCGGTAGAACTCATAGCATACCCTGTCGTAGTTCCTGGCGACCCAGACATTACCATATTAACAAACCCAGACACATCCATCGAGCTTGCTTCGTTTACGATACTATTGTAAGTTCCATGAACATAATAAGGGCTCGAACTTGCGTCAGCTAACCCCAGATAGGCAGCAGAATTATCTAAGGAACTCACAAGAGCAAAGGTGGAACCTCCTGTGCTTGATCCTTCGGGATAGCATCCAAGGTAGTAGGCTTGGGGTCCGAAAGAATCAAACCCACTTAACTGCTTCTCATAGTAGTTATTAGCGTAATTATTAAATAGACCAGGGAGAGTGTTCCCCTTAAATACATTATGAGGTACTAACCTCTGTGATCCTGCCACATTAGCCAATCCATTAGGGCCTCCAGGGTTCTTTCTATACGGGATAACATTTAAGTTTTGTCCCATATTAAAGTTGTCTAGAATATCAGAAGAGGTATCTAATAATGCAGTATCTCCATCCTCCACTCTCGTACTATCGGGATTGGGAGGACTTGAGAGATAGTTGGTGGGAACATAAGAGCTAGTTCCATATGGTGGAATTACCCTAACAGTTCCATTGTCAGTGGGGAACCCTGGGACATGATCTCTATTTAACACAGAGCCTGAGAGGTCCCAATTGTTTATAACCCGACTATGTGCAAAATCAAGATCAGTAGGCCACCTTCCTGATTCTAATTGCCAACCATATCCGTAAGTCCCTCCTTGGGTTTCTCCATCACTCTCCCATCCAATAGCATAAAGCCCTACATTGATGCCACTCACACCCGAAACAGGAGCCAAACCAGCAGTCCAGACTCGATACCAACCGTCACCCACTGGTATGGCTCCACCGTTCTGTTGCCAGTTATCAATGGAATAACCACTAACCTCTGCTCTGGCATTTCCGTGCTCTCTTGCGTTGGAGTATCCTAAAGAGATAGCACTAATTTCTCCCAACGGTGCAGTAGGTACGGCTCCTAAATCATTAAAATAAGAGGCAGTATTAAGCCTACTAAAGCCTAAGTTTCCTCTACTATTTTCGGTTCCGTCTGGATTATACCCTTCCCCATATATACTCATGCCAAAACTAACATTGGGGTGTCTATTGGTTGTTGCGGTGTCTCTAATGGGGACGAGATTATCTTGATCCACAGGATGCTTTATATACACGGAAGCGCAAAACCAATTATCTTGTCCCCCACTAATAGTAAAGTCTGTAGTATCATAAGTTACATATATTTTTTGTTGAAGGACGGAATTGGTATCATCATTTTTATCTTCTAGAGATAATACATGAGCAATAGAAGAGGGCACAGTGGCATACTCAGGAGGAGGAGTAATGTCTGGTCTAGAGGAGACTATTAGCTCATTAGTAAAGCTGATGGCTTGTGAGTCACTTGATGATGGGGTGGAATCATAGAAAAAGTTTCTTCGATAGGGAAGAGCATGAGCATTAAACTGATAAGCAGATGCGTCCTTACCGAAAGAGATAGCTTGGATAGTATAATTAGAAGTATCTAATAAAGCAGAAGCACTAGGAATTCCTGACAAGGAGGGAGATACCGTAAGCATATCTACAATAGCTTCACCAGCCCCATTCACAAGAAGATTACTTTCCTTGTGAATTAGCTTATCACCTTCCCAAATTTCTACTTCGCCTCTCATTTAATTATCTAGCTCCACACTCTCAAAGTTATTAAAGTTTGCCTGAGTGTTCCCAGTATTAGTGGTTCCCCACGAAGGACTCAAGCGATAGTTCAATCTACTGCCCCCACTTAGTTCCATAATTTCAGAGGTAATTACAGCATCTCTTGATGCAAGGCTAGTAGAATAAACTCCTGCGTCCTGTCCTATCAATCCATTATAGAACTTTAATGTATTCTGAAGTTGATCTTTTGTAAGATAAAGCTTATCTTCCTTAACAAATCTTCTGTTAGGAATACCGCTTGTCTCTATTCCATGGCCTGTTCCGATAGCTGCATTCTCTCTCTGGGTCACATCCTGTAACTCAATCGAATCAATTAGAAGATATTTCTGAGAGTTAGGGTTGGGAATGAAGAACAACTCCACAATGTAGTTGGTGCTATCCTGATTTACCTGATTGGTAATCTTATAGACATCTTCAGGTATAGGAATGATATCTAAATACTCGGAGTTGTTGTGTATGGTAAAGTTTCTAGTATCAAAATCAATTTCAAATGTCTCAAAATTATTGTTATTAATATTTAAAAGAGTGTTATCATTTATGGTTCCCTCTTTCTGCGATATAACATTATTTAAACATACGGTTCCTTGGTTGTTTGTAGAAACAGCGTCATATGTCTTAAAGGTATAACGCTGAGACAAACTAAGAACTTTAGGTATCGAGATATCTTCTTCTTTAACATGCTCCCATTTATTATTTGAAGTCCAGGACCAAATAATACCATCTCTAGGCTGCGTGTGAATCCAAGCTCCAATTCTTCCACCCCCCATCAAGTAACTGCTTTCCTCTCCTACGAGAGCTTTAACTTTTAAGTTAAACTTATGATCTTTTATAAAGTAGTTTCTTCTATCACCATAAGAAGATAAATCAAATCTCATCCTAGGCAAGCCCCCTAAAGCCTTACACTTGATTACTGTATTCTCAATCAAGGTGTTATCCATTCCAGGAACTGAGTTGCTCGCATCTAGTTTGAAAATAGTAAATTGATTTGCACTAGGGGCTCCAGAGATATCGGTAAATTCAATGCCACTAAGGATTGCGGGATTCCTGTAATCTGCATTATTAGGATTGCCAGAAACAAAAGTCCCCGACAGAGGAATAACTGATTCTCCTGTGCTACTTGCTATAAAGGTTCCATTGGCTGTAGCGTTCCAGACATTGGTGGTGTTGATAGCACTTGCGCTATCTATGGTAGGAGCCACCATATCGCCAACCGCTGATCCATCTATATCAAAATCACAGTTAAACAGCCCTTTACCAAAGACCTGAGCAAAGATATTGCCACCAGTCTTATCGACCTCATTTAAACCCAGAGGACTTCCAAAATATTTACAATGATCAGCCCAGGTCTTATGAACTCCCGTTCCAAAGCTAAAGTTAATGTAATCATCATAGGAGTTAAGCACTAAACCACTCGCTATCGACTCATTAGCGGTGCTTAATAACTGATTTTTCCAATAGGCATTCGTTTGATAAGCCGAAGAATCAAAGTCGGTGTTCTGGGAAGCAGAATCAAAAGCTTTTTGTTCAAACAGTTGATGCATTGTATTGTAGATAAGAGGCAATTGCCCACGGTCTACATAACGATCCGTTGAACTGGTTCCAAAATAATTGGAGTTAAGACTACTTAATCCTCGGAAAGGGAAAGTTTGACTCGTAACAACCCCTGAGAACTCTCTGCTAGACTCAAGATTCTCACAGCTATGCCACACGCCCGATGGATTGACAGGATCGACCACAGGGAAGAACTTACCAGCAGACGCAACGTAACCCAACGTAAGCTCTCCAAGGGAGGAGGGCATGGAAGACTCGTAAGTAGAGGGATCGTAGCTCACAGGGCCATTGAAGCCCGTCCTATCGTAGTATCCTTCCTTGGGGAGCAAGTAACGAAGATTTCTCCTCCTCAAGGCTCTTCTGCCTACGTTGGCAAGAGGCGCGGCAGTCGTAGAGGAAAGCAGCGTATCGGTAATCTTGTCAACCTGATCCCTGTGGAAAGTATTGAGGCCACCTCTTCCGTCCTCGTCACCAGGAGACACAGTTCCCATGGAAACCCCACTGTATTCAAAGTTTCCTAGGATGGAGGCTGAAGTATAGGACTCTCTAGTTCCGTCATGATCTAAGCCTAGATACAAAAACTTAGTGCTGGAAGCATCGTAATCATCTGAAGCACTTGCATTTAAGTTAACCCTTGGTATCGCATGACCAGGAGCAAATTCTCTAGCAACTCTACTCGCCTCATATAGAGCATTTTTTCCATCTGCTTCCAAGGTGTCTTGTGAGAAATCAAAATCTCCGCTATTAAAATCAATAAACAGGTGCGAAGATTTACCGTTCCACAAATCGAGTAAGTTCTTCTCGTAATCCGAAATACTCAACATAACATCATCGAAGTTAGGTGGAGTCTGTACAGAGCTAAAGAACATCAACATCTCATTAAGAGATCCCAGGTTGGTGTCGGTAGTAATACCCTCGTTTAAAATAAAGTCTTTAACCTGTGTTACAAAGGATTCCTTTACCTGGAAACACGAAAGTTTCTCGCCTAATAGCTCTACAATTTGAGGGGAAAGATTGCTATCCTTGTAGTATTTTACTTCTTCAAAAGGAGGCAAAGGATAATTTACTTTATCTCTGTAGCTAAACAGGAACTCCATGTCTCCTGTAGCAGACAAGAAGTGGGGAACTTCCCCTAGAGCGTAATTAGGATGATCTAAGCCTTGCATATAGACTCCAGAACCTAATGGACCTAAGGATATAGCTGAATCCCATGCAAGTTTGTGCCCATTACGATATGCTTCTCTTCTAGCAGTCTCATACCCTGGCTGAGTAATGATATGTGCGTGAAAGGGGAGCATCCTAGGCTCGCCAACAAGAGTGTAAATCCCGTCTAGTTGACCAAGCTCAGTTAAGTTGAACAGGCGTGGAACAGGAAACCTTTCTCCTCTAAATATAAAGCTATCAGGGAAAGCTTTGTAGAGTTCAAGCATAATGTAATCTACTACATTATGAATATTAGCCTCTAGGCTGCTTGTGTTGTAGGCGTCCACTCCTGCTTCCTGAGCCAAGCCGAACGACCAAGTTTTAAGTGATTTAAATAGGGGAGATTCTGTTCCCAATGAATACCAGATTAAGTAAGGAACATAGGATTCCCATAGCTCGCTGGTAGCAGCGGAGACATCGAGGACACTATCAGTGATAAGGAGGTTGATCGCAGTCTGAATAGCCTCCATGGTTCCTGATCTCTTATACAGGTCGATTGCTTGCCTGAGTTGGTGTCTCCATTTGTCAGCGGAAACTCCTCTTAACTTCCATCCGATCAACTCTGCGATGTATTGCAGGTTTTCATCTTTAGCATTTTCTATGTCATAGATTAGACCTAAGTTGTCCACCTCATTAGATATATCAGCAAACTCAAAACCAAGTAAGTTTGAAAACTTTCTAAACGGTCCTTTAGATACCCTGTCAGTAAGCTCTACGGACGCATCTATGTAACTTTGAAAAGCATCTTTAACCGTGTAATCCTGTTGGTCGATAAAGAGCGGAGAATAAACTACATCTACTAAAGTTTGTAAATTCTCTAGGAGTTGGGTTCCACTAGTGTATACAGGGAGTGCTCCCGCGCTGGTTTCAGTTCTAGCGTCTGCTGCTCCCGAAACAAAATCAGTAGGGATAAGACTCAAGGAGCCAAAGGTAGAACACGTTTCGTAATTTCTCCAAATATACTCCACGAACCCTTTAACTCCATCGACTGTTACTAGCTCGTTTCCTGTGTATAAAGTATTGAATGAACTGAGAACATAGCTTGAGGGAGAATAATCCAGACCCCCATCAGCAGAAGTGTTTAAGAAGTAAAACCAACCTAGAGCGTCTACCAGATAGTTATGAATACTACTGGGCTCTGTGCTATTGTTTAGAGCAGAGAGAGTGCCTATGTTATGCAGAGGACTTCCTTTCTCGGACCCCGTGGCTGGAATGATAGACGGCAGCAGGGTTCCTGAGAGATAGTCATTGAACTCTCCACTCGTATCGAAGTTTGCAAACGTAGTTCCTAGAGGCAGTAGGATTTTTTGCTCTAGAATAAACGGGTTAATCTTTGTTAGATTATTCTGCTTAACAAAGTATTGAGATATGCCTGATATATTTCCTAGGCTAGAGGTTTGCGAATTTGCTACACCTGAGATTGAAAGCACCTCGGAGATATTGGCAGCCCCTCGGATGTGTGAGTTGATCACCTGGGAGAGCGGGTTGATCTCTGTGCCGCTGAGGTCTAAGTCCTCCTGCTGGTACACCTTCGGAGTGATTAATTCTACAGCGTCTACATAATTGCTTTTGTAGTATTTTCTAGGATTAGGAGTGTACCGATTGTCTTGCATTAGTCTAGCAGTTCAACATTAATGGTGAGGTTATTTAATTGGATAATCTCATTGAAGTCCACATGGATATCATCTGAAACATTATCTATGGTAGAGTACCTGACCTGAGGCACTTCAAAGATTGCTCTGTTCAGGTCTGCGATTACAAGCGTTTCTCCAAACTCCATGTTATCTACGTTCATAAAGTTTAAGATCTCTCCTCTCACTTGGTTAATAATTTGCTCTTGGTTTTTTCTCTCCTCACGATCAATGCGAATGGTGGTAACTAAATCCAGAGTTCTGATAAGACCATCCACTATGACCACATCGTCAGTTGCCATCTTCTTTTTATTGATGTTAGTCAGCAACTGAGTTTTAAAGTTAGTGGTAGCTCGTTGTAATTGAAAATCAGAAGCATTTTCTAAAACATAAATATCAATGATATTCGCAGAAGCATATGCTTTTCTAGTCGCAGCAGTTGCTTTACCTATGGTTCCAAAATCACTAATAAAGGTATTAGCAAATGTGGAATAATCCTCTAAGGTTACTAGTCTATCTTGCCTTCGGAATGTCAGAGGAGCATATCTCTTAGCATGATCTATGGTCTCTGCGTTAGCTCCCCCTGTGCCAACGGATGTATTGGTTAGAGTTCCTGTTCCCTTGTCGCTGGTGACCGTAAGGTTGAGTGCATTCTTAACGATGTTGCCTCTTGTTCCTCCTCCCACGCGATAGGTGATGAAGTAAGATGCAGTGTCATCAGGAGAGATACCAGCATCGCCGTCACCAAAAACAATTGAGGCTCCAAAGTTCTCATCGTACACTACTTCAAAAATTTTATCAGAGGTTCCTGATGCATAAAACACGTTAGGCACTTCTCGGTATGCACCATTTGCAGCAGAGGTAGGAGCAGTTACAAAAACTTCTACGCTACCATCAATAACAGGACTCTGACTCAGCTTGATAGATTTAATTGCCTCAGTAGCAGCAAACTCTCCACTATCCGTAACTAATGCACCCTCTTGGATAACCAAGTTTGTGTAAACATCTTTGTTAGCGCCCTGGGCTTCAGTAGCATTAAGGGTAATCTGTCCTGTAGTGTTGGCTGTATCCACCAAACCATTAACAACTTTATACAAAGTAAAAGTTAGTGCTCCACCATCCTCTGGCGAAGTGGTTTCTACCGTCCTCTGTGCAGCGGTGATGATCGTATCCCCTGACATAGGGGTGGTCTTTCCAAAGTTTAGTTGAGCATCAGCAGCAGCCGAAAGAGGGCCTCTTAACCTGACTCCGATTAGTTGGAGGAGTTTGATGATGCTGCCTCTCTGAGTTGCTGTGGCAAAGAAGTTCTCGTTAGCCAGCATATCCGCTTTCATTGACATCACCGATCCCATGTAGGCTACAAGTTCTATGAACATCATACCCAGGTCGGACTCTACAAAGTACTCATACTCTAAAGGATAGACCGCTTTTGCATATTCAATTAACGAATTTCTTAGAGAAACGAAGTCCGTAGCGGCGAAGTTGATCAGCGTAGGACGCTTGGATTCAGGAATCTCAGCCAACTTCATAAAGTCTGAGTTTATGGTTCCAGAAAAGTTCATGATAATTTTACCTCAACATCGAATACTTCGAAATCTCCACTTGTCAATTCTAAATCTAAAGCAATCTTTAAGGAGTTGCCCCCTGAAGGACCAATATCTCCTAAAGGAATAACTTTAATCTTGGTGATAGTCGCTCCCACTATGTAGCTATAAAAGGAACTAGTTATCTCTCTTTTGATTGCTTCAAAAGTAAGCTCATCAAGAGGTTGAAAAAGGAAGCGTCTAAGGTTAGTCCCGTATCCTGGAAGCATCACTCTCTCGCTCCTGTCAGTGAGCAGCAACTGTTTGACAGCATCCTTAATCATATCCACTCCTGAGTTCTTGGAAAAGAATCCTCCTGTGGTCTTGCGGCTACCTAAAGGAAATTTCAAACCAAATAGATGGTTTCTCTGTGCCGTGGGCACTTGCTCCATATAGTTAGGGATGGTTTTCCCGTATACATTTACTGTCTGATTAGCGGCCATTACATCCTAATATTTTTGAAGAAGCCTTTTTGAGCTTTGTAGTTAGTAGTTACTTCACTACTATCTAGGGGCTTAGAGTAAAACTTTAGGCTTCCTAGATGTCCGCGCAACCCACTAGTAATTCCACCTCGGTCCCCACCCAGGAAGTTCCCGTGCTGGTACATGCCATCAGTGTACCCTCCTCCCACAATCCAAGGAGTGTAGAAGGTATTTAGTTTCGGACCAGTCTTAAGTGTGGTGGGACCATCAACAGTGGTGGAGGAATACTCAAAACTATTGTCCTTCTTGAAGGAAGGCAGGTTAATTGTTTGCGTAGCGTCTACTCCAAAAGCAGTCGAAATAGCAGAGGTGGCTATTAAAGATCCATCCGCATAGAATTTTATCTCATTATTTGGAGGGTCAACCGTAACATCTACTAATACAAATTGTGAGGAGACATCTCCAAATGTAGTGGAGGATAAATCCACTTTCATATTGTAAAAGGCAGTTGAGTTTTGACACTCTACGTCATTGATAAACGAAGCAGACGAAGCGTCTCGGGCTTGAGTTGGAGCGATAAAGAAACTTAGAGAAGATACAGGGTCATTATCATAATTGGCATTACTGTATCCCTGCCCCTGGTGAGTAATTCGTCGATCTCGGGTAAAGCCACATACCATCCCTCTCACGAAAGAATCTCCTCGGTCGTTCTCTAGGGCATCTAAGTCTCGGAAGGCTCCTGTATGGTCCAAAGCCGATGCACCTTCTTTTACACCTACATTGTCTGAGCTAATAATTGCCTTCGTTAAGGACGAGGCAGTAGAACTAAGCCATCCTAATTCTCCATTTACAATGTTAGGCACATGAACCCAGCATTCCATGGTAAAGCCACTTGGCGAATAAGTTAGGTCGTTGAACTCTGGAGTAGCGGGGAGCTTAAAGTAAGAGCCTAACGCTGACGCTGCTGCCGTATCACTAGATTTGTTTTCCACAATCCCCTCTAAGTAAGGAATTCCTAGTCCTGAGAAGAAGACTTCAGACTTTGCAGGTCCCACTAGCTGACCATTATTGTACATGTCTTCAGTAGCGCAGTTTGTGGTGGGAAAATCAATGGAGGATGGCAACTCCAACGTGGTCTCCAAGAAATTATAAATGGCAAAGAGACGGTCTGTAGCTATCTCATCGGTTAAGGACAACACGGTTCCTGAGAGAGTGCCTGACGGAGAGTATAAAATTGACCCTTTTCCAATTGTCGGTACATTTAAGTGATCAACAGACATGGACTCGGGCCTAGCAGCCGTAGCTACAAACTTAGGTTGAATGGGAAGTACAATTCCTCCCACTTCAGCTTGCTCAAAAACTAGAGCTTTTTGTTTTTCCAGATCCACTCCGAGGTTATATTCCTCTAAGTAAGAGAAATCATTAATAGGAACATCTCCAGGAGCGAATGCAGGTGCGCTATCCTCTCCATAAATCTGTGGAGCCTTAACAGAAACCTCGATCTGCTTCTTTCTTCGGTTGATTTTGCTGTTGTGCAGTGCAATATCAGAGATAATCAGTTGTCTTTGGTTCTTAGTGATGGAAGAATCAGTACCGAACTCTCCAATATACCTTTGAAGATCTCCTGAAAGATCAAAAACATGCTTATCTCTCTGCTGTATGAGGGTAGCTAGAAAATGATCTGCGTCATAGTACTGTTGTAAGGCTAAACTATCGTCTACCAAGTCTAAATCAAAGATGTTATCGGTATACTTATTCAAAGACCGCATGGAAATGGCCTGTCCCTTACCACCTAGGTTGGGATCATAGTCATAAGTCCACGCATCCCCTACAGGTACAATGCCTGAGATAGCTAAGTAGACAGGATCCAAGCCTCCAGACTGTGAATCATAATAAAGTCCGTCACTTGTTAGAACATAATGACCTGCTTCGGAGATAGGAGGCCCATAAGTGAGACGGAATACATCTTCTTGTTCTAAACCAGGGTCCACTGCGGGGCATCTTGTGAATGTAGTGTCGCTGAGGAACGGATCTAGCTCTGAGGAGTCTAGGAAGCAAGGCTCCAACGAAGGATCTCCCGCTCTAGAGGCAACAATCTCATTAATTGTTTCAATTTGAGCGTCACATCTAGTCACAAAATCAAGAGTCCTTTGAAGTTTTGCTTTATCAGAAGCGTAAGTAGTATTAATTAGATTCTCGGCATCTTCAGAAGATAGTGTTGCCTTTTTATCTGCTGAATTACCAGCTTGATAGGACTGAACTAGGGCGTACTTATCTAAACAATCAATAACACTTTCAATCTGATCTCCGATACTCTGAATATTCTGGTATACTTGGGCGGCAAAGGAAGCTCCATACTGCAAAGCTCCCAAGGCTCCTGTTAAATTATCCAGTGCTTGAGATGCGTCATTGTCAATCTCATTCCAGCCCTTGCCAAAGAACTTTATCGTGCCTGATTCTGTTACAAACTCTATAAGACCAGAATCTCTTGTCAACTTAGCAAAGACTTCTTTCATCTTATCGTTGGCTGCGTTCTTTCCTTCGGCAATTTTATCGCTCATGTCCCCTAAGACATCGCTTGGTAGAAGGTTAAGAGCCGCAGAGGCTAAGTTTAACATACAGCTAGGAACGCCATAGGACATACCTATTGCTTGGAAAACTCCTGTCCCTGTTTCCCCTTGTACTTTTAAGAATGTTTCTAAATCAAATGATGCCATATTGTCCTCTTAGTATGTAGTAATTCCAGAACCACCGTAGTAATCTTCACTACTTCCGATATCAGGAGTAGCTTGGGGGACTTCGTAGGTGGGATTTAACTGCACCTGAGATCCTGCAACATTAACCGTGGAGGAGGAGCGAATGTTAAAGTCTCCTTGTGTAGACTCCATGTTAATACTTGCTCCTTTCATATTTATAGACCCTGAAGCTTCAATGCCTATATTATTAGCACTAATATCTACTTTTCCATTTGTCTTAATACGAATCGCTCCATCAGCACCATTAGTTTGTATTTCGATAACCTGATTGCTGCCATCTCCATTTAAACATTCGATAAAAATTCTGCCTTCTGCCGCTTTGGTGAATACGTTAACATCCTTCCACTTGCTTTGGATGTTGACATTACCTGCGGGGTCTTCTTCAGAGCCCATAGACCCTGTAGAGTTGTTTAGCATTTGTAATTCAAACCCATCAACTACCACAATATCAGTTTGAGAATTACCATTTATATATTTTTGAGGACCTTCCGTCTCCACTAAAACGGCTCGTCCTGGGTCTGTCAAATTTTGAGGGTTGTCCGTAACTTTAATACTACTCCCGTTCCCCGACTTAAGAATAATACTATCCGTCAAGGGGTTGTCGTTTAATGAAACAGTTTTTCCCGTAGAAGATTGAACCTCTACCTTATGATTCATCATGGAATTGTTCTCCTCCTCCACGATATGCAAGCCACCCCCTTGAGTCCCAGTCCACTGCATACGCATGGGAACCCCTTTAGATTTCTTTAGCTCTGGTGAGGCAACCTGAAGAGGAGTAAGATTTGCATTATCAACAGTTAGTGCTCCAGTAGACTCTTTCGGCTGAGGAGCGAATGTTGCTCCCAGATAGTACCACTGCTCTGATCCTGCGGGTTGACATACCAAAACTTGAGTTCCATCTTCAGGTATGGCAATAAATGCCCCTGCCTCATTAGATGCATATGGAGTAACATACATCACAGGTTGAAGTTTATTGGACTCTGAGGCTATCCTTGCTTGAAACATTCCAATATTAGTAGGATCTACCCTGCTCATCACTTCTGCAAGAGAAACCCTAGGGGTTAGATCAGCAACACGTTCAGTCATTTTCTTTCTCCGTCGTTGATATAGGTCCACCAATTAAGGTGAACTCACTTGAGGCTTCTCCCGTAGCATCAATTTTATGCTTGAATCCTACAATCTGATACATGCCACTTAGGAACGTATTAAAAAAGTTTCGAGTAGGTCTAGTTCCTGTTTTGATGACGGGAGGATCTTGTGCAAACAATAAACAATTACTTAGCATTCCCTTTCCCACAGTTGATAAGTGAAATAGCGGGGTGGTTTTCAAAGTAACATTGAATGCTCTTCTTTGTGCTTGAGTCAAAAGCTGGGCCATAATTGAAGTGGGATCTCCTGGTTTTTCTTGATCTACCATAATCACAGGAGCGTTACCCTCCAATTGCATTTGAATGGCTACCTCTCCTATTTGAGCAGCAATAGTTTGTATATTATAGGTTTGAGGTTCTACACGCCTCATGGGGGTGGACTGCTCCAGGGCAACTTGCTCTGCTTTTAAATTATAATCTTCAACCAAGCTATGGGATACTCTTTTTTCTAATTCTCTAATTAAAGCGACCTTGTCATCAAGATTTCCATCAGCAAAGTTGTTAGCGAATAAAAAGTTAATGGCTTCCTCAGTATTCAGCACAGGGAGGGTAGCATGTTTGCTTGTTAATAAACCTGTTACCACCCCCGCAGCCTGTCGGTCAATAGACTTTTGCCACCCCATCTGCATCGCTGCGTAATAAGCTAATGAAACATCAGTTTTTAATTGAACCACGTTCGGGTTGGAGGTGTTATACTTAAAGATAGGAAACTTGTTTTCTGCGCTGGCCTTCTGTAGTGCTGCAAGCGAATCATCTTCATCTAACTGGCTAACTCCAATGGAGAACTCTTCAGGAACTTCATACAGGTTTCCAAAAGGAGTTTTATTTACTGTATCTAATTTAGATAGAATAGTATCTCTAGCTTCTTTTTGATATTCTTCATCTAAGATAGAGCGATCTAAAGGGCCTAAGATGTTAGTACCTGCAAAAGATATAAAGGCATTTAGAGCAGTAAACCTAGCCTCTTTTCGTAAGGTCTTTAACTCTCCTAGCTGTTCGCTAAGAGCGACAGCCTGAGGGTCTCCTGCGACAACCGCTGAAACATCGGGAAGGCCCAGTTGTTGTATCTCCGTCTTTATATCATTAAACCTTTTATTGGCGGCTTTGATTTCAGGGACTTCTAAGGGGTCTTCAGCCGTCTTAACTAAATCCTTAGTGGCATATAGGTAGCTTTTTATTAAACCTAAGTCTCCAAAAATAATAGCCTCTCGGTTTTTTTGATATCTTACTTTGCCGTTTCCTGCGAAAGTTCTATGCTTTGCGTATAACGGTTTTTTGCCCCATAGTCCCGTCCACTTTTCATTATTTTCTACAAAGGTCACAGGGTTCAAAGGATAGCGTCCCTTCATTCCCGCTTTTAGTTTATCCATAACTCCGATAAGAGTTTCTTCGTGGTTTGCTATTAAATCAGAACTACGAGTATTTAAAACTATGTTAAAGGTATTATTTCCTATAAACTTAAGATACTGATCTGTTTCATTTTCATATTGAGCTTCTCTTACTTGTTTAGACATAGAGGTACTAGTGTAATCTTTATTTTCTTGTCCTTCTAGTGGAGTAGTGGTTAAAGAAAATCCTAAACTCATTAATACTTGACGCAAGTAACTATAGTGTTTAAAAGCCTCTCGGCTTTCACGGTCTGAGTTGCTCAATGCAACTGTTGCGTGAGAGCCAGGTTGGGAGGAAAATGGAGCTTGAGCGTTGATAAGCTTATTTACTTCTTCTTGAATAAAATCTAAAAGAAGTAAGTTTAAATTAGGTAACAAAACAATTACATTAGGATTGCCTGTTGCCTTAGCAATATAGTCTTTTAAGCAGTCAACAATCATGTCATGATAGTTGATCTCAGCCATTGAGGCTGCTGCATTAGCTCCTTTAAAATACTGTCTTTGTGCTAGTGCGGTAGTGCTAGACTCTGAAAGAAACACCTCTTGGATCCGTCCTCTTTGTTCTTGAGCCGTGGGACTTATCACTTCTCCTTTTCTTGGGCTATAGGGGTTTATTTCATAAATCTTATCAAAACCCTCTAGCACATCTCGGTCAGGAGGAGAACTCAATAGTGCAAAATTTACCTGATCGCTCTCTCCTGTAGTCCTGGTATAGAGTCCATTCATGCTTAGATTTACTACATCTCCAGTGGCTGTTCTGTTGTCCATCTTAAGAAGCCCCTTAGGCGTGGGAGTAAGTTGCAAAGTAATAACTTTTCCTTTTGCTCCCTCAATGTTTGCTCCTGTCATGTACATCTGATATGGTCCCGCCCATGTAGCAGTGTCGAACCCGCTTCCATAAGCTATATAAAGATTTTTATTTCCATAAGCTTTTTTATATCTTTCTATAAACTGATTTCTAAGCGCACTGTCTACGTCGGTTTGTCTAATTCCAGGACCAATAAAGCCAGCGGGATAAGTAGCGGGTCGCTGTCCCTGCTCTCCACTTAATAGCGCATTATCGGGGTTTTCTCTTTTAAATCCTGCTACATTTTCAGCAAAACCTTTAGTAAAAAATCTAGACTCAAACTCATTCTCTGGGTCTAGGAACTTTAATGTAGCTATGTGTTGACCCCCTCCCAAACCAAAGGAGTAATCAAAAGAAATGAAGTTAGGGTTACTCTCCTTATTAAATAGAAGCAACTCCGAATCCTCCTCGATTGAATTCAAGAGGTTTTTGCTTGATCCTCCTGATTCAAATAGCTTGTTTATCGCATCAGCCGAATAACTAACGATAACATTTGCTGTGGGGATAATTGACGCTGGTTCATTCATTAGATTTGAGGGATTAAGATTCTATCGTTTACTTTAAATCCTTCAAACGGGTCATTAATTCCATTAACGTACATTAATAACCACCAGTTTTTCGGACTTCCATAGAATACATTGGATATTAGGTCAGGTCTATGTTCATACCCTGCGGGGACATAACCTACTTCATAAGTATAAGCAGTCTTTAGATTTTCTGCCATGTGATCAAACTCAGGAGTGTTCAATATAGTGGTGGTTACCACTTTTCTATGAGGAACTTCGTTAACACCTAAGCTATACGGCCCACTTTTTGTAAAAACTACCATTAGGCT